ATGCGATCGGGGTCTCTCAATTCCGGAAATCATTGAGCGGCACTGCGAGCGCTGTGATGCGCCGATGCAGCCGACAGAGGTGAGGGAGCGCGCGGCATGACCACCACCATCACCATCGCCTTGATCGGCTGGCTTCTGGTGTCCCTGCCTCTCGGCTTCATCCTGGTGAAGACCATTCGCTTCCGACTTCGAGATTGACGGCGCGGCACCCCCAGCCCCGTCAAAGCCGGTCCCGGCCTACTCCTCCCGGTCGGGACCGGCAACCTTCAGCCTCAGGCGCTTATTCGCCGTCCTCAATACGACGGCTTGAGTTAGCATCCCGAGGGAATGAAACGCTGACGGCAACGGCGGATTGCCGTCAGCTACCGACCCCGACGAAGCGGCGGAACGGGGTCGGAATGGAATTACTGCGGTTGGCCCAGAAGGCGGACCAAACGGTGAGGCAGGATTACCTGCCAGGGTATCGGCCTCACCGCTCTCAATATCGATCCTGCTCATCTGTAGCTCCTTCAACACGAGCCAACCTAGAGCAGGAGCCAGACAAGGTGTTGTCAAACAAAGACAAGGAATTGGCAAACAGGGCCAAGGTCATGACTGACGCTTTTTACGCACAAAACCTTTTGAGAGAGGCCTTTCCAGAGAGCCGGTACGGCTCGGTGAAGGGGGCGATATTTGCGGCATATCGCTTCGTCAGCCCGAAGGTCTCGAAAGAAGTGACACCGAGACGCATACGATCGATCCGCGAGGGGACAGCCAGACGGATCGACGCCGAAGAAATGGAAGCGCTCAAGGCAGCGATCATCGAGGAGGCTCACCGTGAGCAACAGGAACTACGCGCCCGTCTGGCTGCGCTGGACAAAAAGGTTGCCGCTTTCAGCGAGAGCGTGGCTGGCCGAGCGGTGGCGTCGTCGAGCGAACAAGTGGGCCGATCGGGCTGAATGGATCATGGGAGACTGACTATGCCCGCCGCGGTAAAATTCTATGTAGGGCTTCATCAGCCTGCCGACGCTCAGCACTTCGACCTCGCTTGCATCAGCATCAACCGCCTTCGCGGCCGGAAAAAGCTTGTCCCGTGCGGTGATGTCCTCATAGACAGCGGTGCTTTTACAGAGATCTTCAAGCACGGCCGATATCGACATTCGGTCGAGGAGTACGCCGCCGAGCTCCACCGGCTGTTCACGGCTGGCGTCGTTCAGATCGCTGCCGCTGTCGCGCAGGACTATATGTGCGAGCCTTTCATCCTCGCCAAGACAGGCCTGTCAATCGAAGAACATCAGGGCCTGACCATAGAACGTTACGATGCCTTGATGGCCGAACTGGAACGGCTTTTCGGCGGCCCGGTGCCATTCCACATTATGCCGGTCCTTCAGGGCTTCGCGCCTCAGGACTACGTCAACCACATCCGAATGTACGGCGATCGTCTCAAGTCCGGCATGTGGGTCGGCGTCGGCTCGGTGTGTAAGCGTCAAGGCGATCCTCGGTCCATCATGGCTGTGCTGCAGGCTATCGCCGCCGAACGTTCTGACCTTCTGTTGCACGGCTTCGGTGTCAAAATAACCTCGCTCCTGCACCCCGGCGTTCGCGATCTTCTGGCGACGGCCGATAGCATGGCGTGGAGCTTTGCAGCTCGAAAGCAAGGACGCGACGCCAACGACTGGCGCGAGGCTGATCGTCTCGTCAAGCGCGTACGGGAGGCAGCCAACCAAAATCATCAGCCTTGGCAGATGGAGATGTTCGCATGATCACGCGCGAAGACATCGAGAAGGCTTTCAACGAACCGGTCGAATACTCTCCCGCTCCCTGGCGGAAGGACATGCTTTCGCGCCCGCCAAGGCTTAGCGAAGTCGAGGAGCGCTTGCTCACCCTAATCGCAGTCAGAGGGCGGGAAGGGAGCGGCAAATGACCGAGCCCGATCTCCTCCGCGAAGAAATCACTGTCCAGACAGACATAGCCGAAGGCCTGCGTTCGCGCATGGCCATCCAAGACAACGGCTACCAGCAGCACAAGCTCAGGTGCGTCACACGCACTCTCGATCGCCTCAAGCTGTCGCTGGCAGCGCATGAGAAGAAGGGGGAGGCGGCATGACCTGGATGGACCAAGCCCGCGCCGTCATCAAGCGCTACGACAGCGAAACTCCCGGAACCATCCCGCTTGAGGATCGCAAGCGGGCGCTCCGCCAGCTTTGCCCACCACACTTCCGCTCGACGAGCTGGGGCCGCAAGGTCTGGCCTAAGGCCGTCAAGGAATACCTGAAGCGCTTCCAGCCTGTCGCAAGGTCGGATGCCGCCATTCCGGCCCGCCACCTTTCTCCGCTCGAGCGGATGATGAGGAGGGCAGGGCAATGAACTGGTTTTTCGATCCTCTGTTCCCGCTTCATTACGAGCATATCGTCATCGATCCACCATGGGGCTTCGACCTCTATAGTGAGGAGGGGGCGAAGAAGTCCGCCTTAGCGAAATATGAGCTGATGAAGGACGCCGATATCCTGGCGCTGCCAGTCGGGAAGCTCGCGAGCATGAACTGCCTGCTCTACTGCTGGGCGACCGCTCCTCAGCTGCCGCTCGCGATCGAGTGCGTCAAGGCTTGGGGCTTCCAGTATAAGTCCTTTCTCCTTTGGCGGAAGACAACCGCGTCCGGCAAGGTCCGCATGGGGCCCGGCTATCGTGTGCGCACGACTGGCGAGATTGTCGTCGTCGCGACCCTTGGCAACCCGAAGCAATCGGCGGTGCCGCAAACGATCTTCGACGGTATCGCTCGAGAGCATAGCCGCAAGCCTGATGAGTTCTACGCCATCTGCGATCGTGTGATGCCTCACGCTCGTCGCGCTGACATCTTCGCTCGTGAGAGCCGCGCAGGCTGGCACTCATTTGGCAACGAGGCGACGAAGTTCGACGAGGTGGCGGCATGAATTACCGCGCTCCATTTGTATGCCTTGATCATTGCGACAAGGAAGGCCGCGAAAACGGCCTCCCTTTGATCGATCGTCTATTAAGGAGTTACGCGGCCGCCGCCGGTCGGCGTTTTGACCATCCAAGGCTGGACGGCCGGCTGCTTCATCAAGATGCCCTTCTTGTGCCCAAACGCTCTGATTGCATCGCGTGCCACTTCAAGTGGTTTATGGCCATCGTGGGCCATGTAGCAGGTTTTGAGAGTCGCCTCGTGCACGAGGTCTCGGTCTCTCTGGGGCCAGTCTTCAAGAAAATCGATGGCGTCTGCCAGAGAGAATACTTCCCGAACCAGGCCTTCCCGTTCCTTCAAGTAGACGGGACGAGTAAAGTTTGCGTTCATCGCTACCTCACTGAAAACGTTGGTATTCGTCTAGTTTGGCGGCTGGAGCCCAGCGCCGTCTGCAGATTTATTTTGTCGCTTTTTCCGTTTCAATACATGCCGAAGAAATTTTTCTCGGAGGTCAAATTATGAGCTTCGAGGAAGCCTTCACCCGGCATCCCTATGACGTCGAGCGCATCGCCGAGGAAACCGGCCTGGCGCCGTCCGAGGTCGATCGCCTCATCAATGAACTCATGGAGCGCAAGCACGCCAAGAGGCTCGTGACGAAGCGGCGCGAGCACAATGCGAGGTATCGTTACCAGCTGCGCGGTAAGCGCGCGGGAGGGGCCGCATGAGCAACCGCGCATGGATGCCACTCCATATCGCCGACTATCTCGCTGACACCGGTCATCTGACCGCGACCGAGCACGGCGCCTACCTGCTGCTTATCATGCACTACTGGCAGAACGGGCATCTTCCGGAGAACGAGCGCGTTATCGCTCGCATCGCCAAACTGACGCCGGAGCAGTGGGAAGAGAGCCGCGACATGCTCGCCATGCTCTTCGGTCCCGGCTGGACGCACAAGCGCATCGACGCCGAACTGTCCAAGGCTGACGACATCATAGAGAAGAGGAAGGCGGCTGCAGAGGCTCGCTACGGAAAAGGGAAAAAACAGACATCAGATGCAAATGCGATGCATGTGCAAAGCAAGTGCAGTGATACGGGCGAAAAACCTTTTACCGACAACCCTTCCTCACTTCGTTCGGAAGACGCGAGCGCGCCCGAGGACGATTCCGATTTCGAAAGATTTTGGGATGCCTACCCCAACAAGACCGGCAGGCCTTCGGCGGAGAAGGCTTTCTCCCAAGCCATCAAGCGCGCCAGCCTCGGCGAGATCATGGCCGGTGTCGCGACCTATGCCGCTAAGAGCGACGATCGCCAGTGGTGCTCGCCTGTCCGCTGGCTGTCCGATGACCGGTGGAAGGACCAGCCGGCAAAGCCGCCTGACAAGCGCCCTCCGAGCCCTACCGGCTTGTCTCACCTGACCAAGCCTCAATCCCGAGAAGAGTACCTAGCCGCCGAGAAGGCAAGATCCGAAAGGAGTTTCAGATGACCGTTGCAGTGAAGGAATTCGAACCACAGTCGGGGCGCGCCGCCCAGATCTCCCATTATGCGGAGGTCCGCAATCGGATAGCGCGCCTCGATGCGAAGCCGGTTGCCACAGCGGCTAAGACGGCGGCGTCAGATGCGCTGATCATCGGAGAGCTCCGCGAAGAGAACGCTGGACTGAAACGCGATCTGGCACGGGCACAGAACAGTCTGCGGTTTGTAGCTGACCGAGAGCGTAGACACCGCGAGATCGATGCACGGCTTCAGCGCTTGGAACTTGACTTGGCTGACGCTCGAGCGCGGATCCTCACGCAAGCCGAGATGCTTCGGTCTATCGACGATGAGGTAGACGAGCCGGTAGATCATCGCCGGTCGGTTCCCGAAATCGTTGCGGAGGTTCTGCAGGACTATCCCGATGTGACATGGGAAGACATCAAAGGAATCCGCCGCACGCGCAACCTTATCGCGCCTCGTCATGCCTGCATGAAGGCAGTTTACGAAGAGCGGAAGGATCTGTCCCTTCCTCGCATCGGGAAAATCTTCCACAGGGACCACTCGACCATCTTGAACTCGGTCCACAAGACGGATGCGCAGCGAGGTGAAGCATGACAAACGCTTTTGCATCTGGCGCCATCCTCTCCGCAAACGGCTGGATAGCCTTCTACCGTGACGTGCGGTGGTCATCGAACCGCGTCCTGAGAGACGGCAAGCACGACATCATCTTCGCCACCCAGCAGGAGGCCAAGGACGCAGGCCACGCGGCGCTTCTGGCCCATCTGAACGGTCACATGGTCGGGGAGTTCATGAGCGCCGTACCGACATCGATGAAGCGGGCAAAGTTCGCGGAGGCCGAGCGCAAGCTTTTCCGCGGCGGCGGCCGGGTGGTCGAGGCGGTGGGATGAGCGACATTCCGGCCGACCAGATCAAGATCGAGGTATGGCCCATTCCCGGCATCCACGAACGGGGCGGCCAGCATTGCGGAATCCACCACGGTCTCCGCGTCACGCACCTGCCGTCAGGTGTCCAGGCTTACGTCGACATCGGACGCTCTCAGCACATCAACAAGATGATCGCCATGGACATGATCCTTGCGGCGATCACACACCCCAAATTTCTATAACGAGCGGCGGCTCGACACGAGGGAAAGAATGGCGGAACTGAAGAAAACACGAAAGAAGCCCAGCAGGACCTTCAAGGGACTAACCGTGGCAAACACCAGCGAGTTCGCTGGACTGGGCAACCAGCATTCCAAGGTGAAGCTGGTCGAGATCGACAACCCGCACTACAGCAAGGTGCACGCCGGCGCGTCGGGCAATCCCAAGACCGTGACGGCCGCCTTGAACCTTCGAGAAAGCCCAGTCGCCATGATGGCGGCCAAGGGCCATCTCGAAGCGCACCAGGTCGAGGCCGCGATCATGTTTCGCCGTCTCTGGGAGGCGCTGGGCGGATCAGGTGCGGGGTCTTTCGACTACAGCCGAGAGCCGGTAGACGGCGGCGGAGCGCGCGAGCCGATTTCAGACCGGCAGATCGACGCCGGGATCCAGCTCAAGGTATGTCGCGATCTCCTCGGCCGCCGTCACTATGATGTCGTTAGTAAGGTGGCAGGAGAGGGGCGGACAATCGCCGAGATCGGCACCTCCAAGCGCGCCCGCCACACACTCGCCGACTACCTCAAAGACGCCTTAGAGGATTTGGCTGTGCATTGGGGCTTCCAGAAGCGAAAAACACCACCAAAATAGCCATCGGTGGTGTTGCTAAGGTAAACCTTGCAGGGTATGTAGTGATTATTGTGGTGATTTGCGTAGAGCCATCGCTGCACCAAGGCCGCCTCCGGGCGGTCTTTTTCGTTTGCCCCACTCCGCAAGTTGACCGCGGCGTCATTTTGCTTTGCGATTCACTCACAGATGTTGCAATGTGGGCGCGCTAGGGGATGAACCGTTGCAAGCTGATCCATCCCCGTCGCGCGGTTGTGGTTTTACCCACTCCCCGTACCAAGACCGAGGCGTGACATTGAAGTGTTCGTGAGACACCGTCATTGCCTCGGTCTTTCTCATTGAGCCGTGAAGTGACGGCGAAAACAATACCTATATTTTCAGTTTTCCAGACTTAACTGTTTGACAGACCGTCCGAATTTCTTCCTTAGCCAATGGCTCGTAGAAGAATCGCTTTGGATTCAATACCATTGGTGATGGGGCCAATTTTTACACGGCCAAAAAAAGACTTGCAAAAAAGCTCGGAATAACCCTGCTAAACGGCCTCGAACAGGTCGGTGAGCTTTGATTCGGGGGTAAGTCTTTTTGGTCGCATCGAAAAAAGCGAATCATCGGCGCGTGACGCCGTACCCGCCACGCCTCTCCACGATGCGCACCCAACGGGCTCTAATCGCTCGGAGCTCGTCTACAAGTGAGGCTTTGGTCTCCATGGCGACAGAAGCCCCGCGCATCCGCATGAAGAGCTTTCTCGGGCTTCGCCTTCACAGGGGCTATCCAGCCCTGGCCCCGCACTACGGGAGAAGTGCGGCCGTTGACACCTCGTCGGAGGCGGCTCCGTTTTCTTTTATTGCTTCGGCAACCTCTAGCACTACCTCTTTGAGGTAGTCGGGAAGGTTGTTTGCGAGTGCCCGATGGTTCTTGACGGCGTATATCATTGCCATTTCGGACGCTCGACCGTGTGTCGGGCGGATTGACGCCCGTCCCTTGATTAGATCTTCGTAAGTCCGAAGCGGCATTCCCATGAAGCCGGAGAAGTCGAGCTGAGTTAGTTTCATCACCTTTCTCTGCTCTTCAAGCCGCTCGGGCGTATATTCATATTGTCGATCACTAAAGCGTACTGACATCAATTCTCCATTTCATCTCGACCCACGGTAACCGTGGATCAGACTTTAACCACGGTAACCGTGGCTTGTCAACAACTGGCAAGCCGTCGAAAGATATCGTGGGAAACACTCGTGCCTTGAGCCTGCCAGGGCAGTGACTAACAGGGCTTGGAGCGTCATGCCGAATACTCGCCGGACGCTCCTCATCATCGCTGTCGTTGTTGCTGGCGCGTTTATCGCTGCCTCTGTCATCGGCTGCGCTCATTACGAGCCGCCTGGGCGGGATGTCTGGCGGGCGCTGTGATTGCACTTGAGTGATTAGATAACTGCGGCCAACACTTTCAGAAGGTCCAAAGCCTCAGACCTTCGAAGAACAATTGCTGCCTGTCCGGTATAGCTTCCGTCAGCTTTCGTTTCCGCGATTGAAAGTTGTACCGTTTCGTCGTCGTCACTCAGTGTCGCGTAAAGACGCGACTTGCTTTTGTGTGATGGGTCCCAACTGCAATCCTGCTCTCCGCTAAGTATCCGCGTCGGGTTTGCGATTGCCCTTTTGGGGTAGGTCATGAGGGGTTCCTTTGGCGAAAGACAAAATGCCCGTACTCAGTGAAAAACAGAAGCGGTTCGTCTCAGAGTATCTGATCGACCTAAACGCAACGCAAGCGGCAATAAGGGCCGGATACAGCGCGAAGACAGCGCGCAGTGTAGGGTCGGAGAACCTGACAAAACCTGACATCGCTGCGGCCATCGCAGAAGCGCAAGCCAAGGCCGCTGAAAAGGCTGAGTGGACCGCCGCGGACAGGCTTGCGTCGCTCAAAGAGATCTTCGACCGGGAGGCTCAGGGAGACGCCCGCGTTGCAATCGCGGCTATCGCTGAAGCCAACAAGATGCAGGGCAGCTACGCTCCCGAAAAGCGCGAGCATACCGGGAAGGACGGCGGCCCGATCCAGACAGAGAACAAGACATGGCGGGAAGTGCTGCGCAGCGAAAAGAGCTAGACGCCACCACCCACCTGACCAACCCGGCACTCCATGACTTTTGGGAGCAGGTCTTTCTCGGCCAAGCAGACATTGCGGTCCTTCACGGCGGCCGATCGAGCTCGAAGACGAGAGACACGGCATGCCAGCTAGTCCGCCTGGTCGATCACGTTGGCGTCCGGATGCGCGTTCTTTGCATCCGCCGCTTCCAGAACCGCATTCAGGATTCGGTCTACACCGAACTGAAATGGGCGATCGCTCATCTCGGGCTTGAAGCGGCCTTCGACGTCCAGAAGACGACGATCATCCATCGCCGCACCGGCGCTGAGTTCATTTTCTACGGCATCGAGCGAAACCTTGAGGACATCAAGGGTACGTCCGACGTCGACATCCTCTGGGTGGAAGAGGCGGAGAAGCTGACAGAGGATCAATGGACCGTCATTGGCCCGACGATCCGCAAAGAGGACAGCCTGGCGATCCTGCTGTTCAACCCGAAGCTGGTCACCGACTACGTCTGGAAGAACTTCGTCGTCAACGTGCCTCCTCACTGTGTGGTTCGGAAGATCGACTATACGGAGAACCCGTTCCTATCATCCAAGGCACTGCGCGACATCGCGGCGATGCGGGAACGAGATCCGGAAAAGTTCGAGCATGTCTATGGCGGGGTGCCGCTCGGCGACAGCGAGCTCTCGATCTTCAAGCGCAAGTGGCTCGACGCCTGTGTCGATGCCCACAAGGTGCTCAAGATCGATGTCACCGGGCGCAACATCATCGGTTTCGACCCGGCAGACGACGGCGAGGACAAGAGCGCGACGGCCGACAAGATCGAAGGCGTCTTCACGGATGCCGAGGACTGGGCGTCGGGCAAGGATGAGCTGGTGCAGAACGCCAAGCGCGTCTGGGCCAAGGCCAAGCATGCTGGCGCGACGGTGTCATACGACACGATCGGCGTTGGCGCCTTCGTCGGCGGCTACATCGACGAGCAGAACGAACTGAACGAGGCAAGCGTCGAGCATTTCGCCTTCCATGCTGGTGGCGGTGTCATGGAAGGTGACAAGCCGAGTGATCCGCAGAACAGCAACAGCCCGCTGAACAAGGACGAGTATCTGAACCTGAAGGCGCAGGCGTGGGCAAACACTGCCCGCCGCGCCATGCTCACGTTCAATGCCGTCGTCAGGGGGCAGCCGATCAAGCCAGAGGACATTCTCTCGTTCTCCTCGCAGATGGGCAAAGACAAGCTGGACGCCTTGTTCACCGAGCTTTGCGTGCCCTGGTGGGTCGAGAGTGAAGGAAAGAAGCGGGTCGTGCCGAAGCTCAAGCTCAAGAAAGATCTGGGCGTCAAGTCGCACAACCTCGCTGACGCGGTGATCGCCGCAGACAACGTCAACATCGCGACCGGCCCGTCCGTCGCCATGTTCCTGAGGAAGAAGAACCGATGAACCAAGTTGTACGGCTGGCCAACTATGTGCAGCGCCGCCTCGACAGCATGTTCCCGGCCTTTTTCCCGGGAACGACGCCGAAGCACGACCACTACAAAGATTTCGGGTATCCCACGAGCCTGACGTTCGACCAGCTCTACCGGATGTATTCCCGCAACGGGATCGCCGCGGCAGGGGTCGACAAGACGATCCGCAAGACGTGGCAGGACAACCCCTTCCTGTTGGAAAAGGAACGGGACGGCTCGCAGAAGGGTACGGCGAAGGAAACGCCGATCGAGAAGCAGATCCGCCAGCGCTTCGACGATCTGCGCTTGTGGACGCGACTGGCTGAAGCCGATCGCATGTCGATGGTAGGCGCCTATGCCGGCGTCATCCTTCGTTTTGCCGACGGGCAGGCATTCAACCAGCCGGTGACATCGGTGACGGGCGGCCTGATGGGCCTCGTCGAGGTCATCCCGGCATGGGAAGGGCAGCTCAAGGTTTCGGAGTGGGACACCGTCGAGACATCAGAGACCTATGGCCAGCCGAAGATGTTTCAGTTCAGCGAATCCGCCGTTGAAACGAACAAGCAGCAGCCGCGACAGATCTCAATCCACCCAGACCGCATCATCGTTTGGTCGAAGGACGGCTCGGTCAACGGCTCGTCGGCTCTTGAGCCTGGCTACAACTCCCTGATCGACATGGAGAAGGTGAGGGGCGCGGGCGGCGAGGGCTTCTGGAAGAATGCGAAGAGCGCGCCTGTCCTCGAAGTCGACAAGGAAGCGAAGATCGCGGAGATGGCTAAGGCCATGGGCGTTGGCGTCGAGGACGTCGCCGAGAAAATGAACGAGCAGGTCGCGGACTGGAACGCCGGCTTCGACCAGCTGCTCATGATCATGGGCATGCAGGCCAAGACGCTCAACATCACCCTGCCGTCGCCCGAGCACTTCTATGCCGTGGCACTGCAGGACTTCGCCGCCTCGATGAATATCCCGGTGAAGGTTCTCGTCGGCATGCAGACTGGAGAGCGTGCCAGCCAGGAAGACGCGGACGAGTGGTCTCAGACCTGCATGTCGCGCCGCGCAAACCAGACAGTGCCGAACATCCGCCTGCTGATCGATCGCCTCGAGCAAGTCGGCATCCTCGACGAGAGGGACTGGTTCATCGACTGGGCCGATCTCACCGAGGCATCAATGTCCGAGAAGGTCGATCGCGCCGACAAGATGGCCGGCGTCAATCAGAAGATGGGCGGTAGCGTCTACGTCTTCACCGATGACGAGATCCGCGCGGCAGTCGGCTACGAGCCACTAAGCGACGCCGAGAAGTTCCGCGATGACGCGACCGACGAGGAGATCGACGCGGCCGTCACACCTCCGAAGCAAGAGGATGCAGCATGAAGCGCTACGTGACCACAGGCGGCACATTCTTCACCGAGTGGGGGCAGGCTTCCACCGCTGAATTCGTCATCGAGAAAGATCGCCAGGTGAAGAAAACCGGCCTTCTCGACGCCTCGGGCAATGACATCTTCTCCGTAGAAGAGACCGGCCCGATCGGGTTCGTTCCGCTGCGCAATCGCAGCAAAAACTAAAGGAAATCCCATGCCCAATCAGGTGCGTGTGAACGTCAGGACACTGGCGAACGTGAAGGGTGTCCGAAAGGAAAAGCGCAACGGCCGCGATCTGGTGATCGTCCCGTCGGCCACCCTGCCGGACAACATCATCATGAACGGGATCAAGTACCCGGCCGAGGAAATCGCCAAGAGCTATCAGACGCTCAATCGGTCGCCGGCACCCCTTGGTCACCCACTGGTGAACGGCAAGTTCGTTTCGGCTCGCGACCCGGAAGGCCTGAACATTGGCTACATCGGCGCGTGGAACGAGAACGTGCGCCAAGAGGGCGGTCGCGTCCTGCTCGACAAGGTGATTGACGTCGAGGTAGCCAATCGCTCGGAAGGCGGCAAGGCCGTGCTGGCGGCGATCGAGGCTGGCGGCCCAATCCACACCTCGACGGGCCTTCTGGCCATCATGGAGGCGGTCAACGCCGACGATCACAAGCGCGTCGCCCGCGCCATGGTGTTCGACCACGATGCCATCCTGCTCAATGAGGATGGTGCTGCCACTCCTGACCAGGGCGTCGGCATGCTGGTCAACGCCAAGGGCGAATTCGAAGAGATTGAGGTCATCAACTCCGCCATGACGGACGCTGCTGACCAGGAGATCGACTGGGCGGGCACTCGCCTCGTCGAAGCTCTCATGCGCCGACAGAACATCAGCGTCTGGGAGAAAGTGAAATCCGCAATCATGGACGCCATCGGCTCCGGGCGGGAACCCTCAACCAACACGAAGGAAGACGACATGCCTGTCACCGACGAGCAGTTCAAGTCGCTTTCCGATGAGGTCAAAACCCTCTCGGGAAGCATGGCGAAGATCGGCGAAACGATCGCCAACTCCGTAACCGCAGCCCTTAAGCCGGTGCTCGATGCACAGGCCGAGATGGTCGCGAACCAGAAGGCCAAGGACGACGCCGAGCATGCCGAGCTCGTAACCAAGATCGTCAACGGCAAGGTACTTGACGAAGCCACGGCCAAGGCCACGCCGCTCGCTACCTTGCGCGCGCTGGCGCCGAAGGCCGACCCGAAGGCTGCTGCTGCCCTCAATTCCGCCTTCAATGGCGGCGGCGCCAAGACCGACGGCTTCAAGCTGCCGTCCGACAAGAAGGAGGCCTGATTATGGGTCGCTATTCCCGAATCCACCTTGGGCCTGCTCGTCGCAAAGACCCGCAGGTCCGCGAAGCTGAAGCCGGCGCGGCTATCACCCCCGGTTCTCTTGTCGTCCTGACCTCTGGCCGGTTCGTTCTGGCCGGCGCGACTACAGTCGGCAAGGTCTGGCTGGCGCAGGAAAACTACCTCGCCATGAAAGGCGTCGATGCCGCCTATGCCGCATATGCCGCCGGGCCCCCGATCGTCCGTGGCGATACGGTGCTCGGCCTTGAGATGGAAGATGACACGCACTACGCGGCGCGCGTCGCCACCGGCGTCAACATCACCGCTGTCGGCACGCCACTCACCCCCGGCGCCAACGGCACTCTCGCTATCGCCGCATTGAGCGACCTCGTCGTCGCCTATGCAGACGAGATCTACAACAACAACACCGGTGCCTCGCAGCTCGTTCGGATCCGTCCGGCCGCCTCTGCAAGCTACCTGTCGGCGGCATCGTA